GGAGAATTTTCAGAAATTTTTCCGGATGTAGGAAAATTAACTGGTGATAAAAAAGATTTTATAAGAACAAATAGTGGATTAATATGTATGACCGCAGAAATTTTAAGAAATTCATTGGGTAGAAAAAACAATGAATCAGTATATGATTATAATTTCAAACCAGACGATATAGGATTAGTGGTAATGGATGAAGCACATTCTATAAATTTAAGAGATAGAGGACAAGTCTGGAAAGATATGATTAGTGAATTACCAAATCATATTCAATTAGTTTTAGCATCTGCTACTTTAAATGGAGGAGAATTATTAGCTGAACATATTGGAAGATTAAAACAAAAACCATGTCATCTAATAATAGAATCAAAAAGACCAATACCTTTAACTACATATTTATTTCATGGAAATGAACTACTTAAAATTAAAGGAGAAAAATGGGAAGAAGGTATAGTAACAAAAGTTAGATCTGAATTAAAGAATATGAAATTTAAAAATAGTATGTATAGAATTTTTGATTTTGTTGAATTTGCAGATAAAAATAACTTGTTTCCATTAAATGTATTCTTATTTAGTATTGATATGATTGAAGAAATTGGAAAAAAAATTCCATTAACATTTATAAAAAAGGATAAAGATGATGTTACTAATTTATCTAAAATTAAAAAATTATGGAATAAAAAAATGATTAATTTTGAAAAAGAAGAATTAAAATACTCTGGTCAAATAAATAAAATTAAAGACTTACTATTTAGAGGTATAGGTATTCATCATTCTGGTATACATCCAACTCTAAGAGAATTTATTGAAATTTCATATTGTGAAGGACTAATACCAGTAATATTTACAACTGAAACTTTTGCTCAAGGATTAAACAATCCTACTAAAACAGCATGTTTAATACAATTAAAGAAAAATGATGGAAGAAAAAAAAGACCTTTATCATCAGAAGAACTCAATCAAATTATTGGTAGAGCTGGAAGAAGAATTGATGGAAATAAAGATACAAATGAAAAGTTTCCTGGAGGAATTGTAGCAATTATTCCTAATCATTTAGATGATGAAAGTATAATTAAAGGAATGTTTTATTCAAAGCCTAAAAAAATAGACACTTCCTTTGACATAGATTCTAGGTATGTATTAAAAAGAATTTTATTCAGAACTGAAAATGAAGAATTTGATAAACCTATTTTAGAATATTTAATGGAACCTATTAAAAGATCTTTATTCTATTCTGAATTCACAAAAGAATTAAATGTATTAAATGAAGGATCTAAAATAGACTTGGATAAATATAAACATTTAGATGAATACATTAACAAATATATTGATATGAAAATTAAAGAGAATCGAATAAAAGATTTTTCTGATTCATATATTACTATTTCTGCAAAATCTAGAAATAAAATGGAAAAAGAAATTAATAAAATAAAAAAATCATTACCAAATGATAAATTAGACGAACTTAAATTGTATTATGAAGATATAAAGAAAATACAAGAGAGTGATAAAAAAATAAATGAAAGAAAAAATATAATTAATGAACAATTGGAATGTATATTACAATATTTAGTTGAAGAAGAATTATTAGAAACAGATTACAGTTTAACTACTTTAGGATTTAATGTAGCTCATGTAAATGATTGTAATCCTTTAATTTTAGGTAATTTAATAAAATATAATTATTTTGATAATTTGAATTTCTCAGAAATTGTTTCTCTTTTATCTATTTTTATAATGGATAAAAAATTAGATGAATTAAATTTTGGAGATTTAAATATATCAAAGGAATTTAAAAATAAATTAAAAGATATTGATAAATTATGTACTGAATTAAATAATAAAGAATTGTATTTAAATAGAAAATTAAATTTTAAATTTCATTCTAATTGGAATATAAGTTTAACAATGTTTAATGTAGTTAAATCATGGGCTGAAGGAAAAAGATGGAATGAAATCGAACAAAGCTACAAAAAATCATATGAAGGACATTTTGTAAGAAATATTTTAAGATTAAATAGTTTATTAAGAAATTTAAATAATATTTCTAAAATAACTAATGATTCTGAATTATTAAACAAATTAGATGGATTTCAAGAAAAATTAATAAGAGACATTGTAGTTAATAATTCATTATATTCATAAAATTTCTTTAAAAAAATTGAAAATAAAATGTAATTTTTATATTAAATAATTATATGAAGAAAATCAAAAAATGTGTAATATGTTTTAATAAATTACAAACAGCAAAAAAACTGGACTGTAATCATGAATTTTGTTTAGTATGTATAATTAATAATTTAAAATATAGTAATAAATGTCCTTTATGTAGAAGAACTATTACAAAAAAAGAAATAAGAAAAATTTATAATTCTCAAATTTTTACTAAATCTAAGACTATAGATAAAAGAAATGATGAATTAAAATCAATATTACTTTTATATTTAAGAGAAGCTGATGAATTATTAAAAGAAAAAAAATGTATAATTAATACAATTAATAAAATATATAAACTAATTTATAATAATTTATGGTTCTTAAAAAAAAATAATCAATTAACAGAAATATTAATAAAAAAATTAAATGAATTTATTAATTGTGGTTGGGAAGAAGGAAAAATTTGGAAATACAAATTGAAAAAAAAAGGTTTATATTAATTTAAAAAAAATCTATTATATTATATATATGGAAGATAAATTCCATCAAAAATATCTAAAATATAAAGACAAATATTTAAAACTAAAAAAATTAGAAGATATGTTAAATTCTCAAACAGTAACACAACAAGGTGGTTCTAATAAAAAAGAAATTTATTTATTTAAAGCAGATTGGTGTGGACACTGTAAAGCATTCAAACCAGTTTGGGAAGAATTAGAATCTAATTTTAAAAACAAATATAGTTTCAAAGTATATGATGCAGATAAGAATGAAAAGGAAATTAAAGAATGGCAAATAGGTGGTTTTCCTACAGTTATTGCTAAAGAAGGAACAAAAGCTATTGAATACGTTGGACCACGTGATTATGATAGTTTAAAAAATTTTTTTGAATCAGTTTGAATATATTTCATTATATTCATGATTATTTAAAATTTTTTTCATCTTAATTTTTTTATTTTTTTTTATATTTTTATCATCAAATGTTTTATTATCATTTTTATTGACATTTATGGATTTATATTCATTATTAAAATTATTCATTAAATTATCTAAATCATTTATTTCTTTTTCATATTTTTTATTAATTATTTTAATTTTTTTTAAAGTATTATTATCAGGATCTGTTGATAATTCTTTAATTAAATTAGCTAATGTTACAATTTTTTCTTTTTTTTTATTATTACATTCATTTATTATATTATTATTATTTCTAAATTCATGATTATTATTAAAAATCATAACATTTGATTTTTTAGATAATTTTATTAAATTTTTTAATTTATCTCTATCCATTATAAAATTCTTAAGATTTTTTTTTTTAAGTAAACATATTTGAATTTTCTAAACATAATCTAGTATAAATTAAATATGGCATAAATTTATCATTTATAAATTTATTAATTTGATTATTTTTTTTAATTCTTTTTTCTTCAGCAGTCAATTTTTTATTATCTGTCATTTCTAATACTATTTCAAATAAATCATCATATTTATTAATTAAATTATTAATATTTTCAGAAATTGATAATAATAATTTTAATTTTTCATTATCTATTTTAAAATTATTTTCATCAAAGTAATTTTTAATTTTAGAAGATACATCTTTTAATTTATCTATTTTATCATAATTATTCTGCATTATTTCTTTAAAATTAATACTCATTATTATTTAATTAATTTAATCTTTAATACTTTACTTCAATATATTTTTAATTAATTCTTTTGAGGGTTTTACAACAGTCAAATCACAATATTGTTTAATATCTTTAATAAATTTACTACTTTTTAATTTACTTTTATCATTTTTATCAATTAATAAAAATCCACCAAAAGAAGTAGCACCCATATTGTAATCTTCAATTTTGTCACTTTTTAATTTTTTTCTCAAATAAATAATACATGTTATATTTTCATTATAATAATCATTTTCTTTATTTTGAATGAACAATAAATTATATAATATTTTTTTTGTATCAATAGATTTTAACAAATTAAATATTTCTTTTGATAAAGTTTTATAATTTCCATAAAATATAATTCCATTCAAACAATCTATATTATTTTTTTTGAAAATTAAAACAGAGTTATTTTTTTTAGTTTTGAAAGAATCAAAATTTAATTCATTGTTTTTATAAAGAATTTCTTTAATTGGAAGATCTTCACTTGTCATATGAAAATGAAAATGAAGTTGACTATTACCAATAAGACCATTGAAAAACATAGTACCTTTTTTACCTAAAAGAAAATATAATGACATCATATCACTTAGAATCTTATTATTTTTATGCAAAATAATTTGTGACCCTGATATACCATCTTTACCATGATTGTGATTACTAGCTAAAATTAACATATGATTTTTAAAATAAGGATAAGTATTTGGTGATATTATATAATCTTTCCATAACAAAGATCTAACTAAATTTATTGGACTAATTTTATTATTAGACTGGTACAGTAAACATAGAGGACATTTTTTATTTAATTTAGAATCAATATTATTTTTATTTTTATTTAAATTTACAACTTTTCTATCAGGTGTATATTTTAAATAAATAGAAGTATTACTTATTTCTCCTAATATTCTTATTCCTTCTACTCTATTTCTATTTTTTTTTTTATTGGTTAAAAGTTCATAATATTTTGAATCATTTAAATATTTGATTAATTTGTCATAATCAAATTTTATTTCATAATCAAAACTAGCTTTAATACTATAATAATTTTTTGACATAAATATATAATAATTTAGAAAATAATTATATTTTTATTATTTTAATCTTCTTAAAATTTTCAAAACACTATTATGAGTTTTTTTAGCATTACCATGAGATGAATCTACTATATGAGATATTCCTAACTTATTAAAATAATCAAGTAAAACTTTTGATTCTTTATGATATTCTTTTAATCTTTTAACAATTACACTTTTTTTATCATCCGATCTTTTTTTAAATTTAGTTCCTTTACAAACATCACATACTCCTTCTTTCTTTGGTTTGTTTCCATGTTCATTGTATGAAGCACCACATTTAACACATATAAATCTACCAGTTATTCTTTTTATAATTAAATCATCAGGTGTATCTAAAATTATAATAGCATGTAGTTTTATTTTGTATTTTTTTAATATTTTAGTTAATACTTTTGCTTGTTTTAATGTTCTAGGAAAGCCATCAAAAATTATTCCTTTTTTATGTTTTTTTAATTGTTTTTCTATTAATTTAATTACGAGATTATCAGATACTAATCCACCACTATCCATTATTTTTTTTAATTTTTTTCCCAAGTCACTATTAGATGATACTTCTGATCTTAACATATCGCCTGTACTTAATTTAATATAATTGCCTTTTTCCTGTAATTTTTGAATTTCAGTTCCTTTACCAGATCCAGGGGGACCAAAAAATAATAAATTAAATTTATTTTTATATGCCATTTATATTATTGAGATTATATTTAATCATTTAAAATTCCTAATTTTTTTAAATTATTTAAAATATAATCTTCATCATTTTTGTATTTATTCTTATCTTTTTGTTTTTTATAAATTTCTTTTTTTTTAGAATCTACATTTATATTTTTATCTAAATTAGGTGTTGTATCAAAATTGAATTTTATGTTACTTTTAAAATTATTGTTCATATTAAAATTACTAAAATTATTAAAATTATTATCATTAAAATCTAAAAAACTATTTTTTCCTAAATTTTTAAAATATCTATCTTTGTTATCTTTATAAACAGCTACTTTTGCATCAAATTTATTAATATTAGCATTTTCAGTTTCTGTAATTTTATTTTTACTTAATAAATTATTTTTAAATTCATTTGAAACATTAAAATAATTATTTGTTTTTTTATCTTTGAAATTATTTAGTCTTCTATCTTGTAATCTTTTTTGATATAATTTATTTAAATTATCATCCATTAATAATAATTATATTATATATTTAAATAAAGGATATTAAATATTATAAATGAGTTTATATGAAGTTTTAGAAATTAAACAGAATGCTACTTTACAAGAAATTAAAAAATCTTATAGAAATCTTGCGAAAAAATACCATCCTGATAAAAATCAAGACCGTAATACTACTGAGCATTTTAGAAAAATAAATTATGCATATGAAATATTATCAGATGATAATAGTAGAAAAAAATATAATACAATGAATAACTTAGATCAAACTAATTTTGAGAAATTTTTAAATAAAATTTTTATGAATAAATTAAAAATAAATGAATTAGAAGCTTTTGGGATTAAATTATCAAATTCTGAATTTAGACATTTAGAAAACAATTTTATAGAATTATTTAATAAATTTAATCTATACGAATTAATAAAATTATATACTACAAATGAATTACCTAAATTTAGCACAAATGATAATTCAATTATTTGTTCTGACAGTGATATAGATAGTTGGAATGAAGAACAATCTGAATATTATTACCAACTACCAATAATGTATAAAAAATTCAATAAAAATGATATTAAATTAGAATTTAATATAAGTCTTGAAGATTTATCAGAAAATAGAAAAAAAAAGATAAAAATAATTAGAAAAATTAATAATAAAGATGTTACTACTACTTTTATATTTAATATAGAAAAACCTTTTGTAATATAT